TTATGCCCGCAGGAATTTCTGAAGCTTCTTTCTCTGTATTGAAATATTTGTTAGCAGAGAGTGGAATACCCCAGGATTTTCTAAATGTGTTTGACACGTTAGCGACAGAAATCAGTCACCCTATTTATGAAGTTGACGGATTGCTGTATCGTGCATGTGGTTCAACACCATCAGGTCATCCCTTGACAGTTGTGAAGAATGGAATTGACAATGCTATTAGCATGCGCTATGCTTACTATGCTGCCCATTATAGGCACGAGCAAAAGGACTATGATCCAAAGCGTGGCGTCATACCGTTGTTTCATCAAGTTGTAGCTTTGATGACTTATGGAGATGATAATGTAATGTCTGTTGACGTGGCTAAGGAGCCACTATTCCATCAATTGTCGATTGCACAGGAACTAGGAGAAATTGGTCAAACATACACTTCTGCTGCCAAAGGTGAACACGTGAGCAAATATACTGATGCTGAGGAGTTGGACTTCCTTAAAAGGAGTTTTAAACCGCATCCAGTGTTTGAAAAACGTGTTGGAGCCTTGCAAGAGTCGTCTATTGAGAAGTCATTGACTTGCATCAGGAAGCCCAAGAAAGGGCAGAATGAGTCTGTGGCTCAAATTCTCGCTGGCAATATGCGTCAAGCTCTGTTTGAGTATTACATGCATAGCCCAGAAAGGTTCCGACAGCGAAAGACCGAATTTTGTGAAATTGTTGAAGGTGCTAAGGATGCTGAAGGTGTGCGAATAGATTTGTATTTTGTTCCCCCTGAAGAGGAGGAGTGCATTCTACGCTATGTTTCATCTACATGTGTTTATCAACAGGTCATGGACGATTACGATGTTCCATTGGAGATGCAGAGTGGTTTCATGGTTCAAGGTTGCGACATGGAAGCTATTAAAATTGGTATTCAAGCCAAATTGAACAGTTGGCGCACTATGCGAGCTAGGAAGGCTGTATTACACGATCAATTGTTAGCTCTGTGGTTTTCGGCCACAAGTGGTGAAGAATTCACATTGAACGCACACTGGTCTGTGTTAACACAACGGTTTGAAACCGTGTGTACTATGCAGGCCGTCGACATTGTTGAAAAGAGGTGCGTTTTGTGGCAATTGGATGGGCTACTCAATGATGATGTTGTCAATGTTATTATTGCATATGCCCAAAGAAGTTTCTGTTACCGAGTGATCTTTGATTACACGTTTGGCACGGTAATGGAACTAACATCTTACCTCCCACGAGGTGAGCTTATGTCAAACCCAGATTGGTATGCTTCGACCTATCCGGAACTTGTGAGGATCGAACTCATGGATGAAGCCCTGTTTGGTTAGGTTGAACACCTCCAAACATTGTATTATTAGTTTACTATTACTTATACACGGTGTAAGGGGAGCACGCAGTCAATGTCCCCAATTTATGAAGAAACCAAAACTTCAGAAAATATGGTAGAGTCGGATGACTCGAATATTGTTCCACAGGCTGGTGAATTCTGTTATGAAGATGCTGCTCAGAATGTTACGCAAACACAAGTGATGGGTTTTGTTGATCAGAATCCATCATATGTGTGTGAAATTGCTTCTGATCCGGATCCTACAATGACGAGTGTTGCCAATGCTGATTGTACATTAGGTGAATTTATGTCACGTCCAGTCAAAATAGCCACGTATAGTTGGCCTGTTGGAACACCAAATGGTATCAACCAATTATTATACCCGTGGACAGCATTTCTTAGAAATAGACGTGTTGTCAATAGGTTAACCACATTTCGTAATGTTCGAGGTAATCTCCATGTCAAATTTCTTGTCAATGGAAATAACTTTTACTATGGACGTATGTTGGTATCCTATTTGCCCTTTGGGGCTTTTGGGTCTGGTAATTTTGGCAATGCTCGTCCACTCGGACCCTTGACACCTCCTATTGATACTGTGGCTGCTACATGCAGACCGCATATCTATTTGGATCCTTCAACATCCCAGGGTGG